CTAATAATGTGATAAACCTATTATACCACGCTTCTTCTAATGAAGTAAGGTTTACATATAAAGCAGGTGGTGCAGCAGTTACAATAGCTTTTACAGATGCTATAGAAGCAGATGGAAAATGGCATAATATAGTTGCTACTTGGGATACATCAGAAGATGAAACAAAACTATATTTAGACGGCACTTTAAAACAAACAGGAACAAGTCTAGGTACATTTTCAGGAACACCAAGTATTGCAGATATAGGACAAAACACACAAGGTGGTGCTTTTTTTAATGGTACTATTGCAGAAGTAGGTGTATTTGCAGATGTGATAGATATAGGTAAATTATTTGTAGCTAATAGAGAGCCTATAAATTTAACAGGGATGGCTAGATTAAAAGGATATTGGCAGTTTAATAGTGGTTCAGGTAGTGTAGCTGTAGACAGTTCAGGTAATGGATTTAATGGTACATTATTTAATACACCAACGTGGGCAAAAAACGTACCATATAAAGCAAACTAAAATGAAATACGTAATTATACCATCATCAGAATTATCAAATATAGACTTTAGTCAAGTATTAGAAACATCAGCTAGTACATTAAGATATTCATTAGATAGTTCAGAATTTTTACTTAAATTTGAAGGTGAAACACCTAGCTTTTTAGAAGGCAAAACAGAATATGATTATTCAGCTATTATGGATATATTAAACGGATCAGACTGGTCAGAACAAGATTAACTATGAAAGATAATATTTTACAAGTAAACTTAGAAACAGAAACAGCACCACAAGTACAAGAAGTGCGTGGTAAAGACTATATCGAATATGGAACTGATAATTGGAAAAATGCATATCCACAGTTCTTAATAGACTTATACTATAATTCTAGTACACACGCTGCAATTATAAACGCAACAGCAGAAATGATTGCAGGTGAAGACATTATTATAGATGATGAATATAATGACAGCATAGATGTATATGTAAAACTTAAAAAGTTTTTTAAATTCGCAAATAGTAAAGAAAGTTTACATCAAGTAATTAAGAAACTATCTTTTGATTTTAAGCTGCAAGGTGCTTATGCTATTCACGTTATTTGGAATCAATCACGTACAGAAATAGCAGAAATCTATCACGTTCCTGTAGAAAGAGTAAGAGCAGGTAGACCTAATGCTATGGGCAAAGTAGACACTTATTATATTAGTGCAGACTGGAGTAATACTAGAATACACAAACCTTATTCAATTCCTGCCTTTAATGTTAATGACAGGACTTCAGCTAGTCAGCTAATATACACAGGTTCTTACAGTCCTAATATGGATATATACCATACTCCTGATTACGTTTCTGGCTGCAATTGGGCATTAGTAGACCAAAGAGTAGCTGAATTTCACTTAAACAATATACAGAATGGATTTAGCGGCTCTTATTTCATCTCTTTTGCGAATGGAGTACCAACGCAAGAAGAACGCTTTCAGATAGAAGAAAGTTTATCTCAAAAGTTTACAGGAGCATCAAATAGTGGTAAATTTGTATTAACTTTCTCTGATGATAGAAACAGAGTGCCTGAAATCACACCAATAGCTGTTAGCAACGCTGACAAGCAATATCTTGCTTTACAGGAGTTATTGGTTCAAAACATACTTACAGCCCATAGGGTGACTTCTAAGACGTTAATGGGGATAGATTCTACAAATGGGTTTTCGTCAAATACTGATGAACTGATAAACGCTGCAAACTTTTTTCAAAATACTGTGGTAAGACCATTCCAGTTAAATATACTAGAAACACTACATACAATATTTGAAGTAAACAATATGGATATGCCTGTTGAATTTGTACAGCTTAAACCTATCACAGTACAATTTGATTCTAAAACAGTTAGAGAGGTCATGACGCAAGACGAAATTAGAGAATCTTTAGGTTTACCACCATTAAACGAAGAAGAAGAAGTAGTAAGCGAGGAGTTTGCTAAAGTAGGTTCTATGGTTACAGATGGTGTTGAATTACCATTATATGACAGTATAGAAGAAGCAGAAGCAGAAGCAGAAAAGATGGGATGTAAAGGACATCATGAACACAAGCAAGACGGCAAAACTTATTATATGCCTTGTGAAAGTCACGATCAAATAACTAGCTTAAACAAATGTAATTGTAGTGAAGAGAAAATAGAAAGATTTTCTAACAAAACAGAATTAGAAAGTTTTTTAGAAACACTAGAAGATATTCCTGAAGACTGGGAATTAGTACATGAAGAAGTAGTAGATGGTGAACACCAAGATTTTGACTTTGAAGCTGAATTAAACAAAGTAGCAAAAGAAAAGATAAACCTAGCATCTACAGGCAGAGCAAATCCAAATGCAAGAAGTGAGCAAGATGGTCTTAATAAAAGTGGTACTTTCTTTTACAAAGTAAGATATGTTTACACTACAGATAATTTTTTAATAAATAAATCTGGTACAAGTAGGGATTTTTGCAGGTTAATGATAAATGCAAAAAAGATATATAGAAAAGAGGATATTATTAATATGGGTTCAAAAGCTGTAAATGCAGGGTTTGGGCCTAGAGGGGCTTCGACTTATTCTATATGGTTTTATAAGGGAGGTCCTGAATGCAGGCATTTTTGGCTGCGTCAGGTCTATCGTGCTCCAGCAGCAGATGATGATGCTGTATATTACAAAGATAATATAGATGATGATACAATGATAGGGTACACAAAAGCAATATCAGAAGGTTTTACAGCACAAAGAAATGACAGGCTAGTAGCAACACCACCACAAAGAATGGTGAACAGAGGATATTTAGACTAACAAATAACTGATAATCAACAAATTATGGCATACGTATTATTCATATCAGAAAGTAAATTAAAAGACAGCACAGCAATTAATCTAAATGTGGATGTAGACCTGTTGCTTCCATACGTAAGGCAAGCACAGAAGCTATATGTAGAAACTAAGCTAGGAACAGACCTTAACCAAAAGCTGAAAGACCTTATAATAGCAGGAACACTAGGAGACCCTGCAAACGCAGCATATAAGACTTTAGTAGATGATTATATTGGTGATATGCTGCCTAATTGGGCGTTCTATCACGCTATACCTTTTCTTAGATTTAAAATCGAGAATGGTAATATCTATTCAAAAACATCAGAAACAGGAACAGCTTTAAGCACAGAAGAAGCGCAGCACCTTAGAGAAGAAGTGAGAAATACAGCAGAATATTACACAGAAAGATTAATAGACTACATTAAAAACAATATATCTAGCTTTCCTGAATACTCGACAAATTCTGGTGCAGACGTTAATCCTGATAGCAATGCTTACTATGCAGGAATGAACCTTGAAAGACCAATGAATCAAGGTAGCAAATTAACATTAAGAGATTTTTTAACACCTGATCTTACATAATGAAAAAAAGATATAAAGTAAAAAACATAAATAAAACTAAATTAAAGTCTTACTTACAGACTAAAACGAATAAAGATGAAAGAAATACAAGATACAGCACAAGTAGGACTAGCTAATGGTACAGCGATAGGCATATCATTAGTGCAAATTAATGAAATACTAACCTTTGTTTCCTTAGCTATAGCAATAGTGTTTAGTATTTATAAATTTATAAACTATGAAAAAGAAAAAACTCGGAAGTAAAAACCCTAAGTATAATAAAAAAGTAGCAAAAGAACAAGATAAATATGAAGGAATGGATAAGGAATTTGTGAAAGAAGTTAAAGGAGTTAAAGTGTGGGTGTACACAGAACCAAGAAACTAATTTTTTGGACTTAAAATATTTTACTCTTTCAGAGTTTGATTCACCTGATGAAATCGGATCAGGTGCTAACATGGATAAAGACTTTCTTGAAAAGCTTGATTATGCACGTGG